CTCTGAACTTGCTTTACAAGCTCCTTGAGTCATACTAATAAAAGCAGTACCAATGTAATATTGGTAATCCTTTGGTAATTCGTATACATCAAATTTAGATGTGGTCTCAAGTTTAGTTAACCTTCTTTCATTAACTACAACAGTTCTGATATCATCTATAGTCCTCTGACTAGTTTCAAACCCAAGTTTTGTTGCATACTTAGGTTCTGCTACAATCTTTTTAAATATCTCAATAGCCTCATTAAGCTTCCAGTCAATCTCAGGAACTTTTAAATTCCTGTATTGTTGAGAGTCAAGCTTATTTAGCTTAACCTTGAAATCATAATGCATCTCTTTAGTATTCATCTAATTGTATTTATGAAAACTTATGCATTTAGTTTACCTAAGATGCTAGTTTTCAAGTTTTGATTTTGTGGGTCTTTAAACCACTCAACAGCAGACTCAAAGTCATAACCAATTTTATCACTGAGATAGAACACTGCAGTACCCTCTTTAGTCAAGACATTTCTGTGAATAGCCTCTAAAACTGCTGCTTTATTGTACAAGTCTTTCTTGTCTCTTTTAGCCTCAGTTAAGAAGTCTTCTAATCTTTCTTCAATTAGGTCTCCAATCTCTGCATCAATAAAATCTTGATCTTGCCCTCTTACAGATTTTCCAGATAGTATTTGTACAATACTAGCTTGATTGTCTTTAGAGAGTTTTGAAGATAAAGCATATGCTTGTCTTTTCTGCTTCACTTTTGTAGCTTTATCATTGACCTCTTCAGTCTCATCATAAATTACATGTGTAGCTTCTGGGCAAACACCTTCTTCATACTCTTTTAAACTATTAGCCACAAACTTGGAAGCTTTTAACATTTTAACTTTGACAAAATCAAGTGCTATTGTGTCATCAAAAACGAGAGTTGCATTTTCCAATTTAACTCTAGCCATTTTAGAACACCAAAATGGGTGTGCTTCGTCTTGATTGAACACATTTGATAAGTCTACACCTAACTTTTTTCCATACTTTTCTTCTTCTCCTTCAGTTAAGCCAGTTGCATAACCACCTGTATTGTGGTCATATAATGCTTCTATTGTGTGTGGTTGTGTAAAAGATTCTTCTCCTTTTTTACCATGCCACTTAGGTATCTGTAACGGTCTAATTTCTACTTTTGCCATAATATTCTTTTATTTAATTCTTTTATTTAATTCTTTATAATATATGTAAATGAACTTTTGTTTGATTTTTAAATCTTCTCTGATTTAAATTAAGGGGCTTAACTCAATAAGCCCCATTAACTTTTACTTATAATACTAGTTTCTTGACAAGATTAACTCACCACATCTTCCAATATCTTCAATATGCATACCACATTGTTTTTCAACGTGCATTTCATAGAAGTTACCTGAGTGACTCATTAACTTACCATCATTAGGACCATAAGGATTGGTTAGACCAGCTACATAACCAAGTTTATAAGACTTGTTTTTGTTTACAATTCTACAGTTAGAAGATTTCCCTTCACCTGAAAAATCAAGGAAAGTAATTCTCTGAGACTCTAATGGGTAACCTGTAACAGGATCATTCTCAAAATTGATTTCTCTATCATCATAAAGAGGATTGTGAATCAATTCTAATTCAGCACCATTTGCCATTCTGTAC